GCAGCTCAGCTTGGTGGGGCCGTGCAGCAGGCTGGCGCGAGGCAGCAGTAATGGATTCAGGAACGATCACGATCACGTCTACTCCCAACTCGGGTTGGCAGTGCCCCGCGTGCATGAAGTGCTACGCGCCCCATGTCGAGGAGTGTCGTACTTGTGGGAAGGACGCGAGCGAGCAGCGACCGGACCCGGGAATTGGCATTCCTACCTTTCCCGACGTGACCTTCAATCCGCTAACGGGGACTATCGGGCCTCGGCCTGACCGCACCTTCTATCCGAACACTAACCCTGTGTTCACCTCACCGACCACGGTTCCAGGGGACACATTCATGAACCCTGGCTTCACAGTGACATGTTTCTCCCCTCCTTCTATACAAGACCTAAACGAGGGCTTCGATGCCGGAGACGACCTCCTTTCATAACATCCTGCTCCCTAGGCGATACAGCTACGGAGCGCAGGGCGGTCCTGCTTTCAACACGACGGTGCTTGTTTCACAGTCGGGTGTAGAGCAGAGGAACGTCAACTGGCTCAACACCAGAGCCAAGTACGATCTCACGTTCTCCGTCCAGGAGATCGAGGATCTCCAGGAGCTTCTTGCCTTCTACCGTGTGCGGAGAGGGCGAGCTTACTCATTCCGCTTCTGGGATCCTATGGACTACCTGTTCCCGCCGCCGGCCACGGTCTTTCTCCTCGGAGTGAGCATGGATTTCACGTCTGGCACCCCAGATACTATTAGGTGGAATGGGGGTAGTTGGGCGGCCAGCGGTATCCGTATTGGACATGTGATGACGTTCAGCAGTACGATCAACAACAATGGACACTTCTACGTGACGGGGTTTCAGGCCAACGCTTCGGGAGTCATCGACACGATTGAGGTTGCTGGGTTTTCTGCTACAACGGAGCTTTCGGCTACCACCAATGTGGTAGGAGGTAATGGACAATTCGATATTCCCGTAGGGGACGGGTCTAGAACTCTCTATCAAATTGTGAAGAGGTATCACAGCGGTCCTCTCACAGATGAAGGCCCGAACGTCTACGAGAGAAACATCACCAAGCTGGTGAGAACCGCAGACAAACAGGGGAGCGTAGAGGGCATCCTGACCATTGGGGTCAGTCTCACTACAAGCAGGACGGCGGCCGACACAGAGGTGATCGTGGACTTTGACACGGGTCTGGTGGATTTGTCGTTGTCAGAGCTGGGTAGTCATGAGATGACAATCGGGGCCATCACCAAGGCAAACCCCGCTGTGGTGACGGTCTCACACGACATGACTCCGGTTACTGGGGACACGACCCGGGGGTTGGTGAACGGTGAGACGATCTGGATCAAGGACTGTCTGGGAATGACCCAGGCCAACAACAAGCGGTATGCGGTGAGAAATATCGCTTACGGGGGCAGCACGACTTTCGAGCTGGAGAACCTGAACGGCAACTCCACCAACAGCACCTTATGGGGGGTATACGCCGGGTTCGGAAAGGCCACGAAGATCCTTCAGGGAGCAGAAGCGGTTAGGTTTGGTGACTCTGCTGAGTTCGACGTCCACGTTCGGTTTGACACAGACCTCATGGATGTTGAGGCGGAGTACTTTGACGCTGCCAACTGGCGAGCTATCACCCTGGTTGAGATTCCCTGATGCCCGTCTCCAACCCGTTCGATGAGATTCAGTTCCCCTCCCAGATCAGTCTGGGGGCGACGGGAGGTCCCACCTTCGACACCTCAGTGCTCGTGGCCACGAGCGGTCAAGAGCAGAGGAACCAGAACTGGTCCAAGCACCGTATGCGCTACGACGTGGCGCACGGTCTGAAGACCCAGGCGGAGTTGAATCTCTTGATCGACTTCTTCAGGGCTCGACAAGGTCGATGGCGGGCGTTTCGTTTCAAGGACTGGATCGACTACAAGCTGAATATGGGCACAGGGACTCTTATGCCTACGCTCGGAGCGGGCTCCACGGGTACGAATCTTCAGACGTTTCAGCTCATCAAGGAGTACACGGACGCGGGCGGGACGTACACCAGAAACATTTCGAAACCCATCATCAGTACGATCGAGTTGGACACGAATGGTGCGTCAGCGACGATGGGGGACTCCGCAGAGCGGTTGGTGGCAGATACAGGAACGGTCGCTGTTCCGAACGACGACGGGGACTTTACGGTAGACAGCTCTGGTCTTCTAACGTGGAGAGATAATTCTGACGCCGGAAGCGCGCTCGGCGGCGGCACACCGGGCGTCACCACGGACTATAGTTTCACCCCCAACCCTCGCCCCGGAAGCGTAGGTCAATCCATTTACATCACGGGAGAGACGGGAACTGGAGCTGGGATCGTTAACAACAAACGGTGGGTGATAATCGCTGCCGTGGGAAGTTCTATCACCATCAACGCTGACACGGACGGGTTTACGCTCACTGGCACTCCCGCGGCTACGATTGAGCCTGTGACGGCAGAAACTATGGTTAGGGCTCGTGGATATGAGTACGACGTTCCGGTACGGTTCGACGTCGATGAGATGGAGGCGCAGATCGAGTTCTACGAGACTCATAACTGGCGCGGCATTCAGCTTGTGGAGGTAAGGCTGTGAAAATCCTGACCGCAGACATGACTGCGCACATCAACAGTGAGCTGACTACGATTTCGACGTGTATCCGAGTTCAGCAGCAGAACGGAACGGTACTCCGATTCACCGATCATGATGTTGACATTGTGGTATCGGGACTGGGAGGCGACGACGCGATTCTGAATGGAACCTACGTGGGCGACACGGTGGGGTACACACGTTCAGCAGTCGAGAGCAAGTCTAACATGGGGGTTGACAACTTCGAGTTTCAAGGTCTTCTGGACTTGACGGCTATCTCGGACGACGATGTACGGGCGGGGCTCTTCGACAAGGCCTCCTTCCATCTCTTCATGGTGAACCATCAGTCGAACGCAGACGGCATCATCAAGTTGAAGAGGGGAACCTTAGGCAAGATCGAGATGAGGAACGGAGAGGTGGTCATAGAGATGCGTGGGATGATGCACCCGCTCAGTCTCTCCATGCTCCCGGTCTATACCCCTGACTGCCGGAACCAGCTCGGAGACGCCAAGTGTGGTGTCCAGCTCATTCCGTCTGACTGGACCGCCACAACCCTGTTCAACAAGGGGGTTGACGGAGACGCTCTCGGAGGTGGAAGGGTTTCACCAACCACCTACAACGACAGGATCTTCCTAGCCGTCCAGACTGGAACGTCGGGTGGCTCAGAGCCTACGTGGAACACGACGGTTGGCGGGTACACGTCCGAAGCTACGAACCAGTTGGACCCGACCGGGGGGACGATCACCTTTGATCAGGTGGATGCGGCCAACGATACGATCACGAGGACTGTCGGCACCTGGGATGCGGGAGATGGGTTCGTGGCGACGGATGTGATCACGGTTCAAGGCTCGTCTAAGAACGACGGAAACTACACGATCGCGGCCATATCCGGGGCCGGGACAGTCCTTGAGATCGCGGGGGACTTAATTGACGATGAGGTGGCTCTGGCGGCTGACTTCCCGGACTTCAGGATCTTCTTGGGCTCAGCGGTGATCTGGCAGACAGAGCAGACTCTGACTCTCAGCGATTCGGACTACACCATCTCGTCGGTTACGAACAAGGCGGACTTCTTCATCACTGCGACTGGTGCCACGGATGCGGCGACAGGGTTCTTTGATCAGGGGATTGTGACGTTCACCTCAGGAGAAAACTCTGGCTTCTCACGAGCCATTACGAAGTGGACGGGGGGAACTCTGCGGATCCAGACCTTCCTTCCGTTCCCGTTCGATGTGGGGGTGGCTGATACAGTCCGGGTGATCGCCGGCTGTAAGAAGCGGATCATCGAGGACTGCAAGGGTAAGTTCAAGAACCAGTTCAATCACAACGGGGAAGCGTACTTGCCCAAGGAAGACTTCGTCTTCAGTACGCCGGATCCGCCGGAGTGCCAGCAATGAGTGGCCCCATACCTTCGCGCAACGACATTGTCGGTACGGCGAAGAAGTACCTCGGGGTACCGTTCGTGCATCAAGGGCGTACCGAGAAGGGGTTGGACTGCCTTGGGTTGGTTGTGCGGGTGGCCTACGACCTCGACGTCATGCACCTCTGTATTGCGGACGCAGAGAACCAGTACGATCATCGCTTCAACACCTACAGCCGCCATCCTGGGGGAAACTTCTTCCGTCGTATGCTAGGTCAGATCCTTACGCAGGTACCTATCGAGGAAGCGAAGAAGGGAGACGTCCTTTTCATGACCGGCGACAACTGGGTTCATGTGGGAATCAAGAGCGGGCCGGACACCATGATCCACGCATACGCTCTCAAGCCAGGCAAGGTGTGCGAGCACCGTATCGATGCCTCGTGGGGCGGCAGACTGAAGTGTGCGTTCTCCTGGCCGTTCTATCACGGGGACGGGCCTTGCTTGGACCTTGAACTGGTGAACCCGTAATGGCGCGTGCAGCTCTTCCCGTAGGCCTGGGCATCATCGGTGGTCTGCTGGCCTGGTATACCGGCGGCGCCTCCGTAGCGGCTGGCTTTGCAATAGGTGCAGCGATTGGGTCAGTGATTGCGGCCATCGCTTTCCCTCCCGATACGCCAGACGTGAACAACGTCGGGCCTCGCCTGGACGAGCAGAGGTTCATGAAGTCGTCCCACGGGATCCCGATCCCACGGGCGTTCGGCACCTATCGGCTGGCAGCGAACATCATCTGGTCGAACGGGATCGAGGAGGTCAAGACTGTCACCAAGGAAGGTGGAGGAAAGGGTGGCGGGGGAGGGGAACTCAAAACCACCACCTTCACCTACTACACCAGCTTTGCGGCGGCGTTTGCGCAGTCAGGTACAGGGCAGACTCCTAAACTACGCAAGCTCTACATGGACAACAAGCTGTGGCTTGACTTCACCGGCACGGGGAAGCCGGAGCGATGCGATATTGAATGGCGCTTCTATGACGGGTCCGCCTCGCAAGAGCCGGATCCGTTGATGGAGGCGGAGGAGGGTCTCGGAAACGTATCGGCCCACCGTGGTCTCGTCTACCTGATGGTAGACAGGTTGGCGGTCAAGAACTTCGGCAACCGTATTCCTCAGATCCACGCTGAGATCACGTTCGATGGTGCGGCGAATGGTGTGGAGGCTGTTGATACGGCTACCCTGACCGCCACGCTGAACAGCACCCAATGGGCTACAGACTTCCGTCATAACAGACTTTACTTCTACGCAGACGACAATCCGTCTCCCACTTACCTTGATGAGTGGAACACGGAGACGGGCTTGCTTGAAGCCCAGGCCACCATATCGGTTAATCTTGACGACCAACAAGGAAAGAGTCTGGCCATCCTGCCTTCTGGGGATCGTCAAGGGATGATGCTCGCGGCGGCGTCGTCTACGGTGAATCCGCTTCTCTATTTGATCAACCCGCGTACAGGGGAAGTGCTTGATCAGACAGAGATCACGGGCTCGTCCACACACATTCAGTACGTGACGTGGATCAAGTCTTGGGTCTTGACAGAAGACATTGGAGATGGTGGAGGGACTGGAGTGGGGAGGATCCAGAGAGCTTACAAAACGTGGGCCGTGACATACCAGGGAGCGGCTGACAAGACGGTTCGAGCCCGTAGTGTCAAGCCTATGGAAGTGAATACTGCGGCCGTAGGGTTTGGGTTCGGCGACGACGTCATGTTCGATTCGGATGATATTGGGTCGCCGGCCGCCCTTATATGCTGGAGTCACGCTAGGATCGACGAAGATCAAATCGTCATGCTCTTGTCCGGGTTCAGTGGAGGGGCTGGAAGGCTCTCCTATCTTGTCTTCTTCAAGACTAATGAGTTTAGCGAGACGTCCGCGGTTAAGAACAAGCTCCCCTTCAAGTACCCTCCGATGGCCACTCAGTGGCTGCTTCTCACAGATGCGACGGACGTGACAGACATCATCTACCTCAGAGATGAGCATGCCATTGTCGGTGTCACCTATAACACATCATCTGATACCAACTTTGGAGATGGCGGCGAGGGAATGGCGAAGTGGGCACTTTCGGGGAACAGACCCGGAGAGTACTCCATCACTCTTCAGCAGGTTATCGACCGACGGTCTAATCCTGAATTCTCCTCGGGTAACCTCGTGCCGACCCCCGGGCTGCACACGAACATGATCCGCCACGAAACGTGGTGGGCCTATCCCAAGCAATCTTATCTTTACATGCACAATCAGTCGGGAGGGACGATCGATCGTCTGAAAGTCACCGGACGAATGAGGTACGAGAAGGGATTCTACGATCTGTCAATCTACTCTAACTTCGCGGGTATGGTGAACGGGATCTACAACCCTCTTCTCAATGCGTTCCACTTCGCGAACGCATCGTTGACGACCCCCGACAACCGTCAGGTGGTCTATCTCGATCGTGTGCTGTTGGGGACTACTCCGCTTGACGAAGTCGTCTCGCAGATCTCAGCAGACGTGGGGGTGGGCGCTTCTGACTTGGATGTGACCGACCTGAACTCGGAGAGCATCACCGGGATTGCGTTCGCTCAACAGATCAAGGCCCGAGGCGCTATTGGCACCTTGGCGCTTCTCCACAACTTCGACGGGGTCGAGTCGGACTTCCAGATTCTCTTCAAGTTCAAGGGAGCTGCGGCTGTTCGTACCCTGACCCAGGACGACTACGGGGCCCAGCTCGACAGCCCCGCAACCCAGCCCATCACTGAGAGTCGGGTGGACGAGGACAGCCTGCCCCAGCGGCTGGACCTGACCTACATCGATGCGGACGACGACTTCCAGCCGGCTAACCAAGCCACGCAGGCACCTCAGACTCCTACCACGGACAAGGTCAACTTCTCGGATGCCATTAAGCAGATTGAGACGGCGGAGGTGTTCCTTGCCGCCGAGGCGAAGGAGAGGTGCGAGAAGATCTTCTACCGCGCCTGGGCCGAGCGTGCTGGGTTCGAGTTCACGGCTCTCCCGAAACACCTCGACCTAGATCCCACGGACGTCCTGCTGTTGAGTCTGAGCCACGGGCTTGGTACTCGAATCGAGAGGGTGAGGATCGTTGACGCCACGCTGGGCGGGCCCATGACGGTCGAGTTGAAGACTCTTCAGGACGACGACGGCGTCTTCAACTTGACGAACACGGACGGGGCATCATCACTGGGGGTACCGATCAAAAACATTCCGTTTGAAAGCCAGTTCGACTTCTTCCCCATCGACACGCCATATCTACGAGACTCAGACTTCTCCACATCTGGGGAGACGGGAGTCTACACGGCTCTGGCAAGCACGAATCCAGCCAACTTCAGCTCGGGCTTGGTCTTCATGTCGCCAGACAATTCGAGCTACGTCCAGTGGCTCTTCTCCACACGTCAGGTAGACTGGGGGTACTCGACTACAGCCCTGGCTGACACGGCTAGTTGGGCGTCGAAGGACACCGTGAACACGGTGACTGTGAACCCGGTTGGGACGTTCGTTCCCACGTCTGCTACTGAGGCTCAGGTTCTTGAGGGAGCCAACGCAGCCTTGCTGGGAGATGAGATCCTCCAGTTCGAGACGGTGGTGGACAACATGGACGGCACCTACACCCTCTCGAATCTGTATAGGGCCCGTAGAGGGACGAGCTATGCGTTGGACACCCACGTCTCCGGTGAGGTGCTCATCATGGTGAGCCCGGCCGATATCGAGCGCAGAGACCTTACGTTGGCGTTGATTGGACAGACCGTCTTCTACAAGCCGTTGGCGTTTGGTGCGTCCTTCGATGAGGTGGACACTCTCTCTATCACCTACGTCGGTCGGGACGTCACTCCTCTTGAACCCGTTGCGGTAGAGGGAGAGAGGGATGGGTCGAGCAACTTGATCGTGAGGTGGATTCGTCAGAGCCGCGAACGAGGGACGTCAGACATTGATGCGGACACTCGTCTTTCGGTTCCGGTTGGAGAAGCGAGCGGAGAGCGGTATGAAGCCGCCCTCATGACTCCGGGTGGGGCAGAGGGAACTATCGTCACCAATGGCAGCGACGTGGCAGTGGACACTATCACGGACGAGATGGATATTACTGACAACTTGGACGGGACAGCCACTATCGTGGCCACCACGGAGGTGTTCACGCCTCTTCAGGTCTTCCAGTGGATCCGCTTTGATAACTGGGCGAATGCAGACAACAACACCCACGCGGTGATCCAATCCATATCGGGCAGCACTATGGTGGTGCGGTTGCAGGACGCAACGAACGAGACGAACCGAGCCAACGTCAGTATCGTTTCCATGCCTAGCTTCGCTGTATTCTCCAGTGCGGAGCAGACAGGTGCAGGTTGGGATGTTACGAAAGCTGTTAACGTCACCGTCTATCAACTCAACGACATTGTGGGCCGGGGATTCCCCGGCAACGAGGATGTGCCGGAAGGCCTTCCCCTCGGACCGTAGGAGCAAGAAATGAGCACGTCACCGAACCTAGCGATCACTCACGCCACAGAGGCGCAGTCCCAGAAGGTCACTACCCTCAACACCGCGATCGATAAGCTCGATCTCGCGTTGACCGACATTCACACGGAGGCGATGGCTGACTCGGATCAGACTTTGACAGCCGCCGAGTTCCGCGAGAACATGTTGTTCGTCAC